AGCTTGCGCCATGTGCCCGTCGGCAGCCCCGTTCGGATCACCCCTGTCTGCCCGGAGGTCTCGTTTCCCTCCAGCATCAGTGCGTCCTGGATGAATTGGTTCGTGTCGCTCGCCTGCTCGATCAGTTGATCGAGCTGGCCTGAAGAGTCGATCCGACCCTTCAGATCACTCAGCGTGACGTACTTTCCGCCTACTCCTGCCATCGTTTTCTACCTCAGTGTTCGGTCGGTTTCTCGTAGAAGCTGCGAGTCTTGGCCGTCAAGCCGCTCGCATCGGGAGTGTCTGCATCTCTGCCAGAGCCTCCCGAATTTCTCGCTGCTCCATCCGAACTCAACCGATTGCCGACATTGACGAGATACTTGAAGATGGTCGGGTGAGATGCCAGACCGAACTTCACCAGTATCTCCTCCAGCTCTTTGCCGCCTGTGACATTCACGAGAGCGGCCTTGACCAGATTCTGAGATCCGGGCAGATTGGTTCCACCAACGTCGGGATCCTTGCGAATCTGCTCTGTCCAGCCTGCCTGCACTGTCGATAGAGCCTTCGCCGATGCGTCCGTGTGCTCTTGGGTGAGCTTCGTCGCCCATTCGGACTGGAAGTTCACGAGCTTCTGAGCATCCTCCTGGGAGATGTTGATCTCCTTGAAGATGCCCTTCGCCCCTTCCATCTGGGCTTCGGAATACTGGACGCCCTCGGCCAGGTCGAACGCGGCGTAAGCTTCGGGTGCGCCTGAAGGGGCCTCATCGGACCCAGGGGCTGTGCCCTTGCCTTCACCATCACTGCTGCTGGCCTCGCCACCATCAGTAGCGCCGGCTGCTTCGCCTTCGCTGCTGATCAGTGTCTCACTCGCAGCGGGCGTTCCTGAAGCCTCGCTGCTTGAAATCAGTCCTCCGGCACTTCCGCCATCGGGTGCTCCGTTCCCTTCCGATGTCGTAACAGCTCCCTCTGCCATAGCTTGTCCTTCCCTTTCATTACGGCACTCAGCAGACGGTCACCGAGACGCTCGTCTATGCGGTAGGCGTTTCCCAACAACGCCATGCAAAAGTCCCGATGCCCCTCACGAATACCACACTCGCGTTCATCTGCCCCGTGGATGGTTAGCGGGAAATCCGAGAACCAATCAACGAGCACGAACAGAGTCTCATCATTCCCGATGATCGACCGAACTCCAGAGTCGATTCTCTGTTGCTGATTCGACACTTAGACGGTTGCTCCTCCACTTGCCAGGACGCGCTCCAACAGGTTCTCGGAGCCCACGTCGGCGTCGGATGCAAGCTTCGCCGCCTCGGCCCCAGTCTTGGCCGCTTCGAGTCCCTGCATGTTCCTCTGCATCTGCAACCGCTCGGCTCGACGCTGCTGTCGGTCCTTGATAGAGCGAACCATCTCGGGCGGAGCGCCGAGCAGAGACAGGTACTTGTCGCTCGTCCCGTCCACGTCGATCACGTCGGTAGCCTCGGGGAAGAGTGCTGCGATGTTGCCGATGAACGACACGCCCTTCTCGATCGTCGCGGTGCCGACGGCCTTCTGAGCCTGGGCCAGTGTGCTCACGAACTCGACCTCTACCTGCTGCCCCTTCATCTCGGGCGGGATCGGAGGGATCATTCCGAAGAACTTCATGTTCTCGTACGTGACAGTAATGGTCGGGTCCAGGTAGTCGTTGAACACGCGCTCCAACACTGGGCCGAGCATCAGCAGCTTCTCGCCTTCGATCGACGCGATCTCGGTCGCGGTCTTCTGCGGCGGCTGGTTGATGTTGTTGATCACCGTGATGAATAGGTCGGCGAAGAACCCTCGGTTGATCGCCTGGCGCAGCTCGCCGATGTCGATTCTCATCTCGGCCAGGGGCGGCACGACCTGGACGATCGGCGTGATCGCACCCTGCACGTTGAACTGATCCACGTAGTTCAGAGCCGCTGGCGCCAGACTGACTGCCGTGCCACGCATGTTCGACGGGATCGCAAGCGGCGGCCGGATCTGCTTCTCGACGGCCTCGCTCTTGCGCTTCACCATGAGCTGGAGCTGCTTCACGTCGGGCAGAACCATCATGCCTGGGCAGTCAGTACCGTAGATCGACTCGGCCCTCGTCTCCCAACGTGGAGCCTGGACCGGGAAAACTCTGTAGCCAGACTGACGCAGCCACTCGTCATCGGAAGAATCTTTCTCCCACCAAAAGCTTCGCCAAGGCATTCCCTCTGCTGCGTCGCTGTCGATCCTGATGTCATTCGGCTCGATCATGTGACGCACCTCGACCCAATCGTCGAGGTCTCCACCCTCCCACTTGCTCTTGATCTTGTCTGTGACGTTTTCGATACCGAACTCAGAGACGAGCTGGTCCACGGTTCGGTCGGCCTTGCGCGCAAGCGTGTTGATCCGTCCCTGAGGATCTGCCGCCAATGCGTAGGTTCCGATCGTGTACTGCAAGCAATCGATCACTCGCTCGTTGTCCTGGTTGATGATCTGCGCTGAAGTCGCAACCGAAGCCATCTCGGCATAGATCGTCGGACTGACGCGGTAGAAGTTGGAGCGAGCGAACACGTCGTACATGCGTGTTTGAACTTCAGCCAGCCACCGCTGCGAAGGGCCGAACGTACGCTTAACATTGGCGAGCTTCAGCTTGAACCAGGGCCAGTTTGGACTCGTGAGCCCGGCAGTCATACCTGCGATCAGTACTCGAAGCGCGAAGCCGGCCGAGCTGTCCACGATAGAACCGTTCTGCTTGTCTCCACGGTTCGGTAGGTCGCCCTTCCACTTCCCGCGTCGAGGAAGAATGTGGTTCGTGATGTCTTCCCAGTGAGGCCGCCAGCTCTCTTCCATCTCGGCCATCATGGCTTCCCACCGCTTGTTGATCGTCTGTCGAAGGTCGATGTCGGCCATCTACATTCCTATCGCCATGAATAAGGCTCGGTCGGCAGTCGTCGTTCTGCACTTGATCACGATCGGCCCCCTGAATCGGAGCAGGGCCGATTCCTCAAAGTTTCCAGCAAAGATGAGTCGAAGGTGCGCCACTCCGCTTCCGATCACCGCGCAGATATTGAACGAACCCGAGGACCCCACGCCGTCTCGATCGAAGCAAGTAGATAGCGTGGACCCATGAGGAGAGTTCAGGAACAGAGGCAGGGACTCGGAGTCTGCATCTCCGCTGGCCGGGTACTCCAAGTATGCGATCTGACCGGACCCGAGACCATCCAACCTCTTCGCTGGATCTTGCAGGGACAGGTTGTCTCGTTCCCAGAAGTTTGCCCAGGCAACCATTAGAGCACGAAGACCGCGAAGCCGCAGTCCTTGGAAAACGGAGCCGTCTCGATCTCCACTCGGATTCTCCCTGCTCCTCTGTAGGTGAAGTCCATGATCTCCGACGCCCCGGATTGGTCCGTCAAGAACAGCGTTGACCACTCGTTCGATATGTTCGGACTCGAAGAGTCTCCGATCGCATGCTGCATGTAAACTTCGATCTTGGTATCTCTGACTGTGAAGCGTCCATCGTCGTAGTTCGGACACAGCGCAAAGTGAGCCGCTCCATTAACACGAAGAGGCAGAGATGCGTCTCCTGCGATGGCGCCTGCAGGAATATACAAGTACGCCTGCTGGCCTGAGCTGACCACTGAAGTGAATTTTCCAGCGTTCTTCGGATCGGAGTTGAACGACCAAGCGTTTTCTGACCACGCCATCAGAACTGGTTCCACAGACCAGTAGCCACGAAGCGACCATCCTTCGAGTTTTCTCCGCCCATGCGAATTAGCATTGGGCCTCTCGAAACGAACTGAATCCCCTTCGTGAAGTCGTCTTCATCTCCTTGCAACTCTGGCTGTAGCGCGAGAATGTCTCCGGCTCCAATCCTCTGAATGATTCCGAACCTCGCCGTGGCGTCATTCGACCCGTCGGGAGACGGAGCGAAGCCGATCCAGACTCCGTAGCGAGTGTTGATCAGCAGCTCCTTCGATACGTCATCGACCGTCTTCGTCGCGGGGCAGTTGAGATACGCGACCTGGCCGGGGCCAATGCTCTTGATCGCGTTGGATTCGTTCGTGTTGAACGCATCGGTCATATCGCCGGAAGGGTCTGTCACCCACCAATAGTCCCAGGCCATGTCAGAGCCCCACCGCCACGAGTGTCCCAGAGGTGGCCTGAGCAATCGCCACCTTGGCACGCATGGCTCCAAGGAACCTCAAGAAGAAACGCTGACCGTCTGTGCCGCCGTCGTTGTCCATCAGGTTCAGATCGACCCATCCAAATGCAGACAGAGGAGTGTCGTCGAGAGCATGAGCCTGAATCATCAGCTCCAGGACTCCAGCCTGGGGCCAGGTGAGACCATCGTCGGAGTTGAAGAAGAACTGCACTCCGAACGGAGTGACAATCTGAAGTGGCTGCGTGACCGTGCCAGCAATCTCGTTGGCCTTGTACGACACGTATGCGTGCTGCCCTTCGCCAAGCGAGTCGATCCGATGCACAGGGTTCTGCCCTGCCGCCTGCGTCTGCTCGCGAGTCCAGAAGTAGTCCCAGGTCATCTACATCGCCACCATTCGGACCTTTCCAGGCTTCCCAGAAGCTGGAGCAGCCGAGACCTGCAAGTCGTACTCACCCCTGAACAACAGGAATGCGTGCGTGAATCCCGCAGCAGACATAAGAAAAAAGTAAGTTACTTCGAAATCGGTTGGCCCCATGAAGTGACGTACGAAAAGGCTCGTGATCTCGGAATCGGCGTCAAGCGTGTTCTCACACAACATCAACATGCACCCGAGGTGCGACTCGATCGAGATTTTATCCGACACGTCTCCGGTAAGAACCGTGCTCGGTACGTCAAGATAGGCAACGTCGCCAGACCGTAGCGCCTGCTTCTCGTTGCCATTCCGATCCTGCCAAGTGTCAGCCCAGGCCATCTAATTCGGCGGCCTGTTATTCGGAGGCTTCGGAGGATCCGGCTTCGGCTTTCCAGGGCTCGGAGGGTAGTGAGTCATCAGGCGGAGACCAGATTCTCACGAACCAGCGTCGCTTCGTCGAGCACGCCGGCTGCCGTGCCGCTGACCGTTCCTCGGAATCCACGACCCTTCTGACCGAACCGCTCGGCACCCTTCAGCCGGTCTTCCCTGGTCGCTTCACTCAAGAAGCGGGGCGGCGGCGGAGGCGGGGGCGGCGGCTTCGGGGTGGACGGACTCGCTGTAAAACACATCAGCCTTCTTCCTCCCACTCCCACGCCGGGGGACACGGACATTCGCTTGCGTGAATCGTATCCGTCAGAGTCGAGTGCTTCGTGCAGCGGTATTCCTCGCAGTGCTCGCACTTCACCCATGTGCCATCCAGGTACAGATTCATCCGGCCTCCTCGTACATATCGTACTCGGTCTCTGCGAACGCTTGCTGTCGGCCGTAGATGTTCAGCTTTCCAGCCTTACGACTCACCACTGGATAGGCGAAAGTGAGCGCGAGCGCATCCGAGATGTCCGGCGACGACTCTCCACGCTCGATCAGGGACTCCTTCGTCTCCAGACGAACGCGGTCTGTACGGTCGGTGTCGGCCTCGCACACCGCGAATTCCTTATCCATTTCGTAGCTGTCCCAGATCGCGCCAACCTGGAGCCAGTCCTTCATTCGAGCCCACATCTCGCTGCGCTTGTTGGAGTATCGCTCGCTGTTGTCGGCCACACCGCCGAACTGGACCTCGACCACATCGTACCCGAGCTGCCGCATCCGATCGCAGATGGGACCGCCCAGGCCACCGCCGTCCATGAACACCTGGTCGGGCCGCTGATCGTTCAGGTACTCGGCAATCTGAGCTGCCAGGTGCATCGAGTCGGAGCTGTCGGCGATGATCTTCGGCGCCAGCCTCTGCGCGTCTCGGCCCTGCCTTGTGTAGAGAACCGTCCGCGACTCGCCTCGGCGGGCCAGGTCAACACCGATGATCACCGGATCTTCAGGGGTGCTCGTAGCCTCGCGAGCCTTGGCCTCGGTGATCGTCTCCTCGCTTATAAACTGGAGGCTAGACTGACGAGGAAACTGTCCTTTGACACGTACGCGGAAGAAGTCAGAGTCTTCGCCGTAGACCGCTTCCCACTCCGCGATGAGCTTCTTGTTGGTGCCGGGCACATCGCGGGAATCAATGTGGACGTTGTGCCATAGATGAGCCCGCGACTTGAAGCACTCAGCAAACGGTCCGCTGTTTCGAGTCGGGTTACCGTAGACCAGCCACAGAATCTCGGTGTTCTCATCGGTCAAAGCTCCCTCGGCAGTCTCCCAGATAACGCGCGGGATCGCTGCGGCCTCGTCGAAGATCAACAAGATACGTCGTCCAAGATTGTGTAGACCAGCAAAAGACTCCGGTTTGTACTCC